GAAAACGTGATGGCCAATCTGCACGGTATCCGCCGCAGCTAAACTGCCATATGTTCCAAAGGTAATCGTACCCGAAGCCGATGCTGCACCCGCTGGTGTTCCTACCGCTACGGAAAAGCTGGCGGCTTCGTTGCCACAAGCGACTTTTTTAAAATAATGCCAAAGGTTACTTGCTGCGGCTTGTGGCATTGTGCTGTCTGGTTGAAGCTCGGCGAAAGAAGCTGCATTTTTAGGGCTGCTCACAGTCACTTGAATTAATGAACCCATGATATTTACCTCTATGGTTTGAAAGTAGCCCCCCCAAATAAGGGGGACTACTAATGATGGAAACTCTCACGAACTACATCCTCTTCACAGAGGAGGAGTAATTAACTGTTTACGATGCCGGTGAACTTAACGCATTGTGCGGGCCGTTCGCAAAGAATTGCAAACTCAGCGCCGGCACGCAGGGAGTAACCTGCATACCCTGGAATTTCTTGGAAAAACTCGTCTTTCTTACCGGGTCTTTCAAAGCTCAGTTCTTTCGCCCCAACGCGCTTTAAGTGCTGCGGAGGAACTGCGAAAGCTTCGCCTTGCTTCACGATATTGTTGACCATGACTTCTATTTCGCCATTTGGTCCCCAATAGCGGATGCCTTTGGTGCCGCTTTCGGCTTCTTTGCTTTCGTAACTGCCGTCATACATTCTCAGAGCGGCCTGGTCGCTGTTGAGGTTTGCATATGTGGCGGCCGATACCATCAGCACTACTTTGCTATTTAATCCACCAGCGCCTACTGCGAGGCCTACACCGGCTAATACTTTAGCCATTGTCAACGCCGCAGAGCCGCAAGCATAGGTCTGACCTTGCCATAGGGAATACAGAGTTGGGTTGATGTTAAAGAAAGTCGTTCCGCCGATGATCTGGTAATCAAGGCCGATCATATCGTTGGTGTAAGAGCCATAGACAAAAAAGTAGGCGGTCGCAATCGCCGTGGCTACGGCTGCGAGGTCTGCTTGAGTACCCTGAATGGTTACGCTACGAGTCGAGTTGACTACGGCGGTGACCGTTAGGGCCGCACTATTGACCGCTACTGCGCTAGAATAAGCATCAACCTGCATTCCAATCGCGCCGGACCAAATTCCACTCGCCCACGAAGCCGTGGTCATTACAAAGGTGTTGGTGTACAGAGCGCCAGATACCTGAGTAGTGGAACCCGCGCTTGCACCAGCCGCGATACCATATGGGGATTTGCCATAGAGCATCGAGATTTCGAGAAAGCGAGCGAGTGAATCGTACATAACTTTTGCACGAAGACTAGCTTCGGTGATGAAGGTCTGTTTCGAATTTGCCATTCTGTTCGCAACTGACTCAGAAATCTGAGTGAGCAAAATTGTCGGACTAGCATCAACTTGGATCTCGCTATAAACCGCGCTAGAAGCATTGTTTAACGCGAATACCGTTCCATCCCCATAAGTAACCCCGTTTTCATGGCTCAACTGTACGGGAACCAGATATTTTCTCCCTTCTTTTGTTGCCTCTGTGATTGCAGGAACTAATTTCATTAATATCGCGTTTTCTGGGAGAAGGCTTTGTGCCTTGTCCTGAATATACCGAAACTCAGTGTTCAAACTGGTTAGGGTGTTCGCGTTTGCATAAGATACGGTCATATGAATACTCCTTTGAATATAAATTGATGATTAACTAAAGATGTTCGGATTGTGGTTATCGCTGAAGCATAGGGGTATCTATAGAATCCCTACTAATTGCGAGCCGTCACCCTCAATGTGAATTTGAGTTAAAACGAATGTATTATCGGCGGCCTAAATATTCGCCGATTAAATTGTCTCGCCATTTAGAATCCGCCACTAATCTCCTAGTAGAAGTAGCGGGTTTAGCTTTAGGCTTTTCGCTCGGCGCGTTGAAGCGCGGCTGTTCTTCGCCCTTCAATTTCTTAAGTAGGGCTATTCTTACTTTCTCCACCGTCTTTGCGCCAAGGAGAGTCAGGAGCGTATCGTCGTCGGCGTCGGCTAAAAGCTCCTGTGTCTCTTTGATAAGATCATCGCGCACGTTTCTACCAATTTCTGCGATGTCAGGCTCATATCCTTGTTTGATCGCCGCTTCCAGGTAGTCAACAACNCGTTGNGCTGCACGCGGTTGACGAGGGAGTTTCGCTTCTGAAATAGCTGAAGCAATTTTCTTGTCAAATTCTTGTGCATAATAGTTTCGCGCCTCCTCTTTCTTTTTAGCTTCGATTTGTCCTTTCGTGGTTGTTTCGAGGTCTTTAAGCCGGTTAAATTCGCGTTCTTTGTCAGCCGCGATTATTTGCTCAGGCGTCATAGTTTTGCGCTGAATGGTTTCCCAAACGTGTTGTTCGGCAATCTCATCGACGTTGATGCCCATCTCCTTGAGAGCTGCGATTGGATTTGCCTTGACTTTTGCTAAATGTTCCCCTGCCTCTTTTTTAAGTTTGGCGGCTTCTTGCCAAGTTTGGGTAGCCGCGGCGCCTTTTTGTGCATATTCGTGGTATTTTTCCTCATCGACTTCGAGGTCTTGCCCTTTGACTTTAATCTTACGCTTTGTCTCTGCGGCTGCGGCTGCGGCTGCGGCGGCGGGTTTTGTCTCGGGCTCTTTTTCGCTTGACTTTTCTTTCGGTTTAGAGTTATCCCGTTCTTTCTTCCTTTCCTCAAAGAATTTCTTCTTTTTCTCCTCATTCTCTGCTTTTCGCTGCTCTAAATAGACTGTTGGCACGTCGCTATAGTCTGGTTCCGGCCAGCCGTCTGACTCGCTGCTTGATGCCTCTGCTACTGGGGCTGTAGTTGTGTTTGTCTCCGTCATTGATTTAGGCCTCCTTTAAGGTCTTGGTATGAGTTTTGCGCCTGTGCTGGTGCGGTTTTTGGTAGCGCTGGCATTTTTGCATGGGCTGGGTTTTTGTCCGATGGATTCATCATGGCCGCAGCATTAGCGTGTGCTGGCGGCTGCGCGTGTTGTGTCGCCTGTCCGTGAGGAGGTGGCTGTTGCTGTGGGGGCTGTCCTGGTGGTAGGGCGGGCGGCGGGGCTTCAAATGGGGGCGGTAGCGGCTGACGGCCGTAGATCGCCAGGAGCATTGGGTTAGTAGTCTGTAGCTGCCATTCTAGCTGTTCGTGCGCCGTGCAATGCTGCGTTACAGCCTGAACTAGTTGTGGATTGCGGCGAGCGTCTGCGCTGTCGAGCAGTGACCAATGTTCAAGAATGTGCTGTGGGTGATTATCTGACATGATAGCAATAACCGGCTTACCGTCTTGCATGTCTTCGTTTTCTGACTTGATGCACATAGCTTGTGTTAGATCGCGTTCGTACAGAGGGTCATCGCAACCGGTGTTAATGAAAGTCAAATACTCCTGCTTATTTGAGATTAAACCGTTCTGGAGCATGTCCTGCGCGATCTGAATCTTTCCGGCCATAGTCCGCATCATCGGGCTCTCTACTTCGCAATAAACCCCTTCTATGCCCTGTAGCGCCTTTTGGTTAAACGTCTTAGTCATAGGCCGGTCAAACTTACCACAAATAGCGATAGTCTTGTCTTGCCGCATTCTGGCGCGCAGTATCTTAATCATTGTGTCGGCGCCGGTTTCCAGACATTCGTTATAGCTATTTTGTAAGCCGGAATTAAATGAGATGGCTGTTGTTGCCATAAAAGCGAGCGCTGTACCAGACTTCAGGTTATCTGGAGCTTCGCCACGACTTACCGCGCCTACGGAGGTAAGCGTCTCCATCGTAGTAATAAGAGCGGGAACGAACGTAAATAGTTCTTTTGGCGTCGAGCATAGTTGTAGCACTTCGGGCTTAACCGCCGATTCCATGAGATTCAAACCGCCGGCTATTTCAATCGTCGTTAGCTGGTTCCCCATCGGCTGCCAGAAATTCTGTATGCCGTTTGATAGTTGATTGGTGATGATGCTACTTGTGAGCTTATCAATCGTGTCTTGGATAGCAATGAGGTCAAACGCTACGGTGTATCCAAACGTAGTGCCTTGGATGTTAGACGTCGCTAGGCGCATGATGGGCACTTTATCAGTCTTCAGCGGTTCGTAGGATAGCACGGTTCCGCCCTGGAGAAATAGCGTCTTTCGTCCGGTTGGAACAGCGTCGGTTTTTTCATGGTAAAACGTGTAGACGTCGAGCAGATCGCTCTCTTTTGTCCCAATTCCAGCGGCGGGGATAATTTTGGTTGGGTCGATGAATCTACGCGGAGATTCGTGGTCTGTGCTGATTGTTAAAAGCTCATCAGCCGCATGAGGGTATCGTGCAGCCAAATCAAATCGATTAACAACATTGTGGAGAATGCACCAATTATGCTGATTATCAGGAGAGGTAGTATCACGAAGAACATCAAACGGATTGTAGACGTTACAAAAGATGTCGCCGGTTTTTGCTGATTTTTGTCCAGGCACTGGTACATAGTCATCTCCTAGATGTTCGTCCCAATCTATTAAAATGTGCGCTTCACCGAAAATTAGCGCTAGTTCTACGGCGTCGCGGTACTTTTTTTCGATGCCCGAATAGCGCATATAATAGTCGATAATGCCGTTGCCCAGAAATGCGTTAGAGAGGTTTTGACTATCGCTGTTGATAGAGCGGCATTTAAGGGCCGGTCGATCTTGTGTAGTCATGACGTGTATGTGCTGCAAGAGGTTACGGAAGTGGTTTACCTTAATGCTTGCAATTTCTCCTAGAAGTCCACCAGCGCGAATACTACCAACGCCAAACAGCCCGAAGCCAGTGAGGCTGCTATCTGAGAGAAGCCCGTAGTATGCGTAATAGCTCCGACGCCATAAATCCACAATAGAGGCAGAAGTAAGGTAGCTATAATAACTATCAACCTTTTCAGACAATTCATCCCCGATTTCCTCCGATGGTGCCGCTGCGAAATATTTATAATGTGCCATTACCGTACTCCCCTTAGAATAGCGCGACGTAGGGCGTCTGCGCCAGTGTTATTGTAATTTGGTTGCTCGGTGCCGATATAGTGAGTATGTGGATTTGCTCCACCAAAAGCTGGGAAGGGATTACCTAGATGCGCGTGTCGTAGACCGTATGCAAAAGCCATAAAAGCATCCATATGACCTAGTCGAGATGTTCTTGCCAAATTTTTACGAGTGTCGTCGAAGGTGCCCGATCGCAGTGTGGTAATGAGAAGCTTGCATGTGCTAGAGATTTCCACTTCTCCCCGCGCCAGGGCAACACGAACTTGGTTGACGGTTGCAGGAAGCTCATCCTTTCGCGGAAGTGTGCATGGAAAGCTGTGCTGTTGCATAAAATCAATTTGTAGCTGGCCCGGGGCGTCAATCCAGCGTCCGCCGGTGATTTTGTGAGTAGACTCCCACAGTTTAACGCGAGCACACATGATATTTGATCCAGTATCAACGTCGAAAGCTTCTTCAGCCACAACCATTTTCTTAGCTCTCTCGAAGTCGTACCCCCACAGCAGGAACACACTTTTATCTCGTATTCCTCCGGTATCTCCACTGATCCAAAAATTGCAGTGGGCAGGTAGTACAATTTCCTTGACATGGCGAGCCTCATCAAATTCGGGAGCAAGTATGATGGATTCGTCCCTCACCTGCTCACACAGATACTCGCGTTTAAACGTAGTGGAGTTTTTCCCCCCAGCAAATTTAACGCAAGAATCGTATTGTTGTTGATCTAGCTGCTTATTGTCATCGATTGTAAAACGGAAGAAAGCTCCTGTCAATTGAGCTTCGGGGATGGTTTCGGTGCAAAATGGGTGATCTGGTACGCGAGGCAGCGTAGTCAGAAATACAATTTGAGCGTGTTTAGAATGTGTTAGAGCGGGGGCGAGGTCACCGCGAAGAAAGTCGATATAGGCGTCGCCGTCAGAATCAACAATTTCTTCGACGTAGACCTTATAAATTGTCTTCCCTCTTTCTGAGGAGGAAGACGTATCAAATCCACCGAGCTTAAGTTCTGAGCCGTTACGAAAGTAGTAGGTGTCGCTTGAGAGCACGGGACGAATAAGGCCGTCTGGGCAATCACGCATGAGCAGTTTCATGCGAGGGGTTACTATCGCCCGAGTTTGTTTGATAGTTGGGCCAATTATAAGCACAACAATGTTAGGGTTTCTGAGGCAGTCTTCCAGCGCCAAGATGCACCCAAGCACCGATTTTCCGTATTGTCTGGCGCACAGCACGACAACGGTTTGCACGTGCCTTGGAAAGCCGCGAATGGTAGAATATATCGTCTTTTGCTGAGGCCAGAGTTTCCACTCTAGGCTTCCTTGTGTCCAAAGCCAGGAGACAATAATATCAGTTTGTGCTGGTGTTACTGAGTCACGGCTGGCGGCTTGCATTAGCAGCCTCAGCTATTTTTAGAGCGTCGGTCAGCGATATGTTGATAGTTTGCGTTGGGGCTGGTTCTCCCTCGTCGGCGGGGGTGCTGTGTGGTTTGCCGA